TTTATGTCGAAAAATGGAAAATATTGTAAAAAGTTGTTGTGATTCGTGTAAATACATATATAATAATAGATGTAAAGAGGGATAGAGAAATCCCAAGGAGGAGAATAAAATGGAAAAAGAATACTACACGTTAAAAGAAACATCTATTAAATTCAACGTATGTAAGAGAACGGTTTATTTATGGGCAAAGGCTGGCAAATTGAAATATATTAAAGTTGGCAATAAGTTTCTAATACCTAAAGAAGAGATTGAAAGAATTGAAAGAGGCGAATAACATGGCTGAAAAAAGAATGTTTACAAAGATCATTACGGAGTCGGATTTATTTCTAGATATGCCACTATCGGCACAATGCTTATATTTCCATCTAAACATGGAAGCTGACGACGACGGATTTATTGACAGTGTAAAGCGTATTAAAAGAATGATAGGAGCAAGTGACGACGATTTAAAATTATTAATTGCTAAACAGTTCCTAATACCATTTGAAAGTGGAGTTATTGTTATTAAGCATTGGAGATTACATAACACATTAAGAAAAGATAGATATAAAGAGACTATATACAAAGACGAAAAAGAGCAGTTGCAAGAAAAGGAAGATAGAACTTATGAACGGTTGCCAAATGGTTGCCAATCGGTTGCCAAGTGGTTGCCAAGTGGTTGCCAAATGGTTGCCGTAGATAAGATTAGTATAGATAAGAATAGTATAGATAAGAATAGTATAGATAAGAATAGAGAAGAAAAAGAGAACAGCACACCAAAAAACAAATCTAAGCACACTTCTAAGCGTTTTATAAAACCAACTATTGAAGAAATAAAAGAATATTGCGCACAGAACGATCTCAAGATAGATTGTGAACGTTTCTATGATTATTACGAAAGCAATGACTGGCATGTGGGCAAGAATAAAATGAAGGATTGGAAAGCAACGGCAAGAAATTGGAACAGAAACAACTATTCTAATAAAAAGAATGCTTCAAACTCTTCTATCTACACTGACAACAACAAAAAATATGAAGATGATTGGTTTAATGATGATTTGAGCGACTTAGCACAATCCAATTCTAACAATGACTTAGATATTGACAGTACCAAGAAGGTACTTGAAGAATTTTTGAAAGAAAGCGATTAATGCCATAGTGTCGAATTATGTATATATTTGTAGAACGATATTACAAACATATGGTATAATATGGAAAAAGGAGATGATATTAAGATGAATGATATTAACACATTGGTTACTTACTTAGTTACACCAGTTGGCATGGTTGCGCTTATTATTGCACTGGCTGAAGTTGCGAAAAATCTAGGCGTAAACAAGAAGTATATTCCATTACTAGATCTAGTAATTGGGCTGATTGGTTCATTCTTCATTTATCAAGATTTGACAATGGTTTATAGAGTACTGGTTGGCATTGCGTTAGGCTTAAGCGCATGCGGTTTATTTAGTGGTGTCAAGAACACTTATGAAAGCTTTAAGGAGGTTTAAATATGTACGGTATTGATATTTCAAAGCATAACGGCAATATTAATTTAGAGCCATATAAGGGACAGTTTGTCATTATTAGAGTTGGTTATGGACACTTTCATTTAGATGAAAAATTTGAAAGAAACGTGAACGAATGCAAAAGGCTAGGCATTCCTTTTGGAGTTTACCATTATTCATATGCATTAAATGAAAAGGAAGCAGAGGAAGAAGCCAGAGGCGTGCTAAATGCAATCGCTAAATACAAGAATGATATCAAGGTTGGAGTATGGTTTGACATGGAGGACGCAGACGGCTATAAAAAGAAGCACGGCTTCAAGTTCTCTAATTCAACAATTGCACCAATTTGCTATAAATTCTGTAAGATGATTGAGGACGCAGGATATTACGCAGGCATTTACACATCTAGCTCATGGCTTGATTATGTAAGTGGCTTAAATGATAGATTTGACAAGTGGGTTGCAAACTGGGGGAAGAATGACGGAACACAGCACACAAACACTTCACAATATGGCACATTACAACAGTACACGTCTAAGCCATTAGATAAAAATATCATGTATGCAGATTTAAACAGATATTCAAGAGGCAACACAGCACCAGCAAAGCCAAAGCCAGCACCAGTTAAACGTAGATTTAATTTAAAAGTTGATGGCAAGATTGGTCATGATACAGTATGGGCTATGCAAGCATGGTTAGGCACTGTTGCAGATGGTGTTGTATCAGGGCAATCCAATAGACAAAAGAAATACTTGCTTGCTTGTGTATCAAACGCATGGCGCTTTAGTGACAATCCAAAAGGCTCTTTAATGGTCAAGGCTTTACAAAGAAAGCTAGGTTGTTCTATTGATGGTATCATGGGAAAGAACACAGTAACAGCGCTTCAAAGTTTCCTAGGGGTAAAGCAAGACGGATATCTAGGCAAGGAAACAGCAAAGGCATTACAGAGATATCTCAACAGCTAGTAATATGGCAATGTATAGATCATGTTCTAAATGTGGTAGGATTCATAAGGTAGGCGAGAAATGTCCTACCTTTAAGCCTATTACATACAGGAAGACAGAAGAGAGCAAGCTAAGAAGCACCTATGCATGGACTAGCAAGAGCCGAGAGATAAGAGACAAGGCTAATGGATTATGTGAGGTATGCCGAGACAAAGGCATATATACCTATAAAGGGCTTGAGGTACACCACATAACAAAGCTAAGAGACGATAGTAACAAGCTACTAGATAACTATAATCTAATATGCTTATGCGTTGAACATCACAAACAAGCAGATAATGGCGAGTTAGATATAAACTATTTGAAAAAGCTAGCTAAGGCGAGGGAGGAAAGCTAATCCCCCGTACCTATAGCCCTATAGGCTAAAGGGTTTTACGAGACCAACCGCCCACCTTTGTATACAAAATTATTGATATTTCGTGATTTTTTGGAATTATTCTATTTAATTGCGCAAAATCAAATATTATCAAATAAAACAGTTTAAAAAGCCTTAAAAAATTTAAGGGGCAGGAAATAAGGTGATCTAGTGAATGAAATAAAGATTGAAAATATAGATATTAGTAAAATAAAGCCTTATGAGAACAACCCACGACATAATGATGAAGCAGTTGACGCAGTAGCAAACAGCATTAAGGAGTTTGGGTTTAAAGTACCTTTAGTAATTGATAAGGATAACATCATTGTAACAGGTCACACACGTTATAAGGCTTCAATGAAACTAGGTATAAAGAAAGTACCATGCATACGTGCTAGCGACTTATCAGAAGACCAAGTTAAAGCCTTTAGGATAGCAGATAACAAGGTATCAGAGCTTGCTACATGGGACATGGAAAAATTAAGCCTAGAGCTTGATGATATCAATTTGGATATGTCAGCCTTTGGGGTTGAGATTGAGGAACTACCAGAAAATGACATTGAAATTGATAATGATGAAGATGATTGGTACGGTGATGAACGTGAAAGAACGTATGACGCTTATAACTTAGGCATGATTGAAGGCGAGAGCCTAACAGATGATTTTTGGCAAATGCCATATATTCATAAAACCGATTATATCCCAAGCGATCTCATAGGCTTCAACTATGCAAAGACAAGCAAACAAAAAGATGTAGGCATACACTTCTATATTGATGATTACCAGTTTGAAAGGCTTTGGAACAAGCCACAGGACTATATAAGCTTGTTTTGGGATTATGATTGTATCTTGACACCTGATTTTTCTCTTTACATGGATATGCCTATGCCAATGAAGATATGGAACATATACAGAAGCCGTTTTATTGGTGCATATTATCAAAGCTTAGGAATTGAAGTTATACCAACGATTTCATGGGCGGAAAAGGAAACTTTTGAATTTTGCTTCAAGGGTATCGAAAAAGGCGGTGTGGTTTCAATCAGCACTATAGGAGTTAAGCGAGATAATGAAGCCTTGCAGATATGGAAAGATGGAGTTACAGAAATGATTAATCAGCTAGAGCCAAAGACAATTTTAATATATGGCGGGAAACTTGATTATGACTTTGGAAATATAAAGACTGTTTACTATAACAATCATGTAACGGAAAACTGGAAAAAGGGGAATGAATAAAATGAAATTGAATTTACAACTATTCGGAGGTCGTGGTGCTGGTTCTGGCATACCGTTCGCCGTACCAAGCGGTGGAAGCGGTGGAAGTGGTAGACTAGACCAACAGCCTGGATTATCTAAAACACTAGAGGAAGCACTAGGCGCAAAGGGAAGACCCCTATCAACTGACAAAGCGGTATTAGGAGCTAACCCATTCCATAGCATGGGGAGAGAATACCAAGAAAATTGTCAAAGGTGTGTTATTGCTACCGAGGCACGCTTTAGAGGATATAATGTAGTTGCATTGCCAACGTTTGACGGTGATACAATGCCCACTGGCGATAATTTCGCAAATAACTTTAAGAATGCAAAGGTTAATCGCATAGGCAGAACAACACCAAACGCAACAAAGAACAGTATTGAAAAGCAAATGAAACAATATGGTGACGGCTCAAGAGCTATTATCGCTGTTGCGTGGAAAGGCAAAAACGCTGGCGGTCATGTCGTGAATGTTATACAGAGAAACGGGAAAACACATGTATATGACGGACAGACAGGAAAGCAGTATAAACTAAGTGATCTTATGAACGCTTCAAGAACGGAACATACACGACTTGTAAGGGTTGATAATCTAGAGTTCTCTAATCAGGCTAGAGAAGCAGTGAGAAGAAAAAAATAAGGAGGAATAAATATGATTACATTTGAAGAGGCAACAAAGAAGGCTAAAGGAATTAGAAAAAACATTAATGGTGGAACAGAATTTGAAAACGGCTATATGTTCAGTGGTTCAGATGATAATAAGTATATTGGTGGCTTCAATCATACCCCTATTTGCATTAGAAAAAGTGATGGCAAGGTTGTAGATCAGGTGACTTTCATGCTGTCAAATCCTGGGGATGAAATCAGAGACTTTGAGGTGTAACCCAATGACAAAGATTGACTTAAATGAACAGGCAAAGGAAATTTTAAAGATTGCAGAAGACAGTGGAGTGCAGTCCAATTTTTTCTTCCTTACTACATTCAAGAGATATCAAGTACAGTTAAAAATTTTAACGGAACTTGAAAAGTCTCTTAAAGAGGATGGTATGCAGGTAACAAAGGAATATGTAAAAGGTCGCAAGAACCTTTACAGCAACCCAGCTATACAGGATTATAACCGTACAACCGATTCAGCAAATAAAACGGTTGCAACATTAATGAGAATTTTGAGAAATTTTGGTGTTGAAGATACAAGTGAACAGGACGCAGACCCACTAATGAAGATTATCAACGGTGGTGAAGACAATGAAAAATAAGGCTTATGAGTTCTGTAAGAAATCAATAAAGCTAAAGACCACTCCTAAATATGTAAAGTTGCAGATGAAAGAATTTATTGATATTTGTGACGGCAAAAGCGATAAATACAAGATGAGCAGTACAAAGCTAAATCAATTAGACAATATTCTAAAGATATTGAATATGCCTAAAGGGCTTAAGGCAGGACAGCCACTATATGACTGTACTTGTGGGTATCAGTGGCTATTTTACACAGCTATTCTATGCACGGTTTACAGGGACAATCCAAACAAGAGAAGATATGAAACAGGTGTTTTAGAGATATGCCGTAAGAACTTCAAAACATATACCATTGCAACTATATTCATTTTGTTATTTTTAACAGAGCCACAGTTTTCTAAATTCTATAGTGTTGCCCCAGATGGCTCACTTTCAAGAGAAATCAGGGAGGCAATAGCAGAAACAATTAGATCATCACCACTTGTTTATGAATTTAGAGATAACAAGAGATTTAAGATATTGCGTGACTACATCATGTTCAAGCCAACACAGACGCAATATATCCCTTTAAGCTATTCAACTAGTAGAATGGATGGTAAATTGCCTAATGCTTTTTGCGCAGATGAAGTTGGGGCATTGCCCGTTAGTTACCCTATTGAAGCAATGCGATCAGGTCAGTTAAATATCTTAAATAAACTAGGCTTTATCATTTCTACAAAATACCCAACTATCGACAATCCTTTTGAAGATGAAGTAAAGTACAGTAAACAGGTATTGGACGGATTACAGGCTGATGAAACAAGGTTCTCTTTATTATATGAGCCAGACAATCCAAAGAAATGGGAAACAGACGATTTGATATTACAGCAGGCTAACCCCGTAGCTTTAGAGATACCAGAGATATGGGAGGACTTGCTGAAAAAGCGTGCATATGCTATAGCCGTTGAAAGTGCTAGAGAAAACTTTGTTACAAAACATTGCAATATCATCTACCAAGGAGCAGGCACTGAAACATATATTGATGTGAAAGATGTACAGGCTTGTAAGGTTGCAAATATAGACTGGAAAGGCAGAGTTGTATATCTAGGGCTAGATCTATCAGAGACAAATGATAACACTTCTGTATCTATGGTATCGGTTGATGATGATAACAACATTCTAGCCGAATCATGGGCTTTCGTGCCAGAGGGACGAATTGAGGAAAAGACACAATATGAGAAGGTAAATTACAATGAATTGTGCAAAACTGAACACGTTATATCTTGTGGAGATAGAGTAATTGATTATAATGTAGTTGAGGGGTTCATATTGAACCTAGAAGAGCGTTATGGCGTTGAAATACAGGCAATAGGCTATGACAGATGGAACGCTTTAAGTACAGCCCAAAAGCTGGAAAAAGAGGGCTATAACATGGTTGAAATCAAACAGCACTCAAGCGTTTTACATATGCCTACTAAACTTCTTAAAGAAAAGGTTCTTAAAGGAGAATTTGAGTATACTGATAACAAGCTCTTAGAGATCAATTTTCAGAATGCAAGATGTACATATGATACGAATATGAACACTTATGTCACAAAGAAGAAATCAAAGGGCAAGGTTGATATGGTTGTGTCAATGATCAACGCAACATATCTATTACAGCAGGACTGTTTTTTGAATCAGAGTGACTTTACTGTTCAGGTAATTTAGGAGGTGATTAGATGGGATTCTTTGACAAACTAAAAAAGAGGGAAGATACACCTCCAACGCTAGAGCCACAGGTAAGTGATGTATTGCTAAGAGCTTTACTCAACGGTGAGACAATCACACGAGAAAAAGCATTGACTTTGCCATCAGTAAGTGGGGCAGTTGACTTTATTTGTAACAGTGTAGCTTGTATGCCTGTTAAGCTATACAAGTACAAACAGGGAAAAGTAACAGAAGTTGAAAACGATCCTAGAACACGACTTTTAAACGGTGACACAGGGGACACGCTAGACGCTTTTCAAATGAAGAAAGCACTGGTAGAAGATTACCTTTTAGGGAAGGGCGGATATGCCTATATTCAGAAATCACGAAATGATGTTACAGGTATCTTCTATGTTGAAGAAAAATATGTAACCATCATGAAATCACCAGAGCCAATCCATAAGGAATTTGAAATTTCCGTTGAAGGCAACATGTACAAGCCGTTTGAGTTTATCAAACTTCTTAGAAATACTAAAGATGGTGCTAGTGGTGTTGGGTTGACTGTAGAAGTATCTAAAGCCCTTGAAACAGCCTACCAAATGCTTATTTATCAGTTGTCCCTAGTGAAGACAGGTGGCAATAAAAAAGGCTTTCTAAAGGCTAGCAGAAAACTAGGGCAGGAAGAAATAGACAAGCTGAAAAAAGCATGGAGAAAGCTCTATGCAAACAATGAGGAAAATGTCGTTGTCCTTAACAATGGAATAGAGTTTCAGGAGGCAAGCAATTCAAGTGTAGAAATGCAGTTGAACGAATCAAAGCTAACACTTCAAAATGAAATCAATAATCTATTCCATATCAGTGATAATTTTGACTTGACTTATAAAGAGGCTATATATCCTATTGTTAAGGCGTTTGAGACAGCCTTAAATCGTGATTTACTTCTGGAAAAGGAAAAGAAGAATTACTTCTTTGAGTTTGATACAAAGGAAATTGTAAAGGCAAGCTTACAAGAAAGATATAACGCATATAAGACAGCCAAGGACACAGGCTTCTTGACTATTAATGAGATACGAAAGGCTGAAAACCTAAATTACATTGAAGGATTAGATGTAATCAATGTTGGCTTGAGTGCTGTTTTATATGATACTGATACGCATACATACTTTACTCCAAATACGGGGCAACAGGCTGATATATCAGAGCAACCAATGGAACTATCAGGAGGTGATATTGATGAAAATCAGAGTTAGAGATGATTCTGTTGAAATTGAGGGATATGTGAACGCAATTGAAAGACTTTCAAAGCCCTTAAATTCAAGAATTGGGAAATTTACAGAAAGAATTAAGAAGGGTGCTTTTAAACGAGCAATTGAAAGAAATGACAATGTGCATATTCTTCTAAATCACAACTGGGATAAAGATCTAGGAAGCACAAAACAAGGAAATCTAAAACTTAATGAGGATTCAATCGGATTAAGAGCTAAGGCTGTTATCAATGATAGAGAAGTCATTGAAAAAGCCCGCAATGGCGATTTGGTCGGTTGGAGCTTTGGCTTCACTGATAGAGATGTAGACACTCACAGCGAGGACGGAATGACAACCAGAGATGTAAAGGACTTAGATTTATACGAGGTTTCTATTCTGGATAGGACAAGAACACCAGCCTATGAGGGCACTATGGTGTCAGTACGTTCAGATGAAAATATTTATCACAGCTCACCACTAGAAACAGAAATTGAAATTAGGGACGAGAGCAAACCAGAAAAGAAACACAAGGATATTGACTACACAAAGGCTGAAAATCTTATTAATGAAATGAAAGGGGAAAACTAAATGGACTTCAAAGAATTAATTGAAAAGAAGAATGACTTAATCACAAGAGCAGAGGAAACACTTAACAAAGCAAAAGAAGAAAAGCGAGAATTAACTGATGATGAAATGGCAGAACTCGCTGAAATTCGTGATAACGTAAGAAAAATTGTGGAAACATTAAAAATCAATGACGATATCAACGCATTAGACAAGAAGCCACTAGAAAAGAAGAATGACAGCACACCAACAGAGGGAGGAGAACCGCCAATGGACGCAAAGAAACAGGAACAGGAACAGAGATCACTTGAAGAAAGTGAAAGAATGGCATTTGAAAACTATATCAGAGGTTATGTAGTCAATGAACGTGCAGGCGAATTAACTAAAGCTGATAACGGTGCAGTCATTCCAACAACTATTGCAAACCAGATTATCAAGAAGGTATATGATATTTGCCCTATTCTTGAATTATCTACAAAATACAACGTTAAAGGCAACTTAGACTTACCTTACTATGATGAAACAGGTGGCAAAATCACAGTTGCATATGCTGATGAATTTAGTCCACTCGCTTCAAAAATCGGTAAATTTAAATCAATCAATTTAACAGGCTTTTTAGCAGGTGCTTTATCTAAGATTTCACGATCACTTATCAATAACGCACAGTTCAACATTGTTGACTTTGTAGTAACTGAAATGTCAGAAGCAATCAAGAGATTTATTGAGCATGAATTATTAATTGGCACTACTTCTAAGGTCGAAGGCTTATCAACTTTAACTAATTCAGTTACAACAGCGTCAGGAACAGCAATTACAGCAGATGAATTGATTGACTTACAGGATTCAGTAAAAGACGCATACCAGAATGGCGCTATTTGGATTATGTCACCTAAGACTAGAACAGCGTTAAGAAAATTAAAGGACAATGAAGGACGCTATCTTTTAAATAATGATATCTCATCACCATTTGGCACTACACTTTTAGGCAAGCCAGTATATGCTTCTGATAATATGCCAGATATTGGAGTAAGTCAGACAGCTATTTACTATGGCAATATGAAAGGTTTAGCTACTAAATTCAATGAGGCAATCAACGTTGAAGTGTTAAGAGAAAAATACGCTGATGAACATGCTGTTGGCGTTATCGGTTGGTTTGAATTTGATTCAAAAGTACAGGACGCACAGCAGATTGCCAAGCTTGTAATGACAGGAAAGTAAGATGAAGTATGAAGCACTTGTAAGCTTTACGGGTGTTATTACAATGTCGAAGGGGGAAGTTAGGGAACTAACAGACCCCCTCATTATTAAAGACTTGTTACAGGCTAAGTATATCAAGAAGGTAACAACACCACGTAAAACAACAAATAAAAAATAGAGAGGTGATTATATGGAAGAGATCACCAAGGTTAGTGAAATAACTGTAAACTATCTAGCCGAATATTTACGAATTTATGAGCTGGATGAAAAAGAAACAGCACTCTTGAATAATTTATTGAATGTCGCTAAATCCTATATCAAATCATACACAGGCCAGGATGATTTAGATAAATACCAGGACTTTGTAATAGTTACGCTTGTACTCGTACAGGACATGTACGATAACAGAACGCTTTATGTAGACACTAAGAACCTAAATACGGTTGTAGAAACTATTTTAGGAATGCATAGTGTGAACCTACTATGATGAATGCAGGCAAGTATAACAAGCGTATCAAGATTTACAAAGTCGAAATGACCAAGACTAAAAACGGCTTTCCAATCAAGGAAAAAACACTGGTATTAGAGCCGTATGCAAGCGTCAAAACAACACGAGGCATGACATTAATTACTAGTGGCACTGATTTTGAGAAAGCATATACCAACTTCACTATCAGATATCCAAAGGCTGAAATAAACAGGGACATGATCATTGAATTTCATGGCAAGGAGTACACTATTGAATATCTCAATAACATTGATGAAGAAAACACTGAATTAGAAATACAGGCTAAGGAGGTAACTCACTAATGGCAAGGTATGAAATGAAACTCCCAGATGATATCATGAAGGATATTGAAAAGATCCATAAGGACGCACCACAAATATTTGAAAAAATGACACAGGCGGGTGCAGAAGCAGCTTATAAGAATATCCTTAGAAACATGAAAAGCTCATTCAAGAGCACATCCATGTTGGAACAGCACTTAAAAATTACAAAGCCTTATAGAACATATCAGGGACATAATGTTAATACTAAAGTTGCTTTCTATGGATACAATCAAGAAGGTGTACCAGTTCCATTAATTGTAATCGCTAGAGAGTATGGTACTTCAAGAGGTGAAGCAAAAAAGCCATTTGTGAGAAGGTCATTCAAGAAAAGCGAGATTGAGGCAGTCATGAAAAAGGTACAGAAAGAAGAAAGCAGAGGATTGCTAGAATGAACGAGCTAATCGAAACGATTTTTAACAATTTCAATGTTGACGGTGTAGAAATACCCGTTGCTTTCCTCAATTATGAAGGACATGACGAGCCTTACATTACATATCAGCAGACTGATATAGATAACTCATATAGTGGTGATAATGATCTCTTAGGTTATGTTATTTATTATGATTTTGATATCTATTCAAAAGGCGACTATACAGAAATTATAAAGAGTGTAAAGCAGTTATTAAAAGAAAATGATTTTGAATGGCAACCCTCACAGTCTAGTACAGATATGTACGAAAATGACACAGGGTATTACCATAAAACATTAAGTTTTGCTTATTTAAAGGGGGTATAACTAAATGGCAAAGATTGGATTAAATAATTTCAGATATTCAAAACTTACTGAATCATCAGATGGAACAGCACAGTATGCAGGAGCTAAGAAACCAGCCAAGGCTATTTCGTGTAAAGTTGACATTTCAACCAATTCAGCTACTTTATATGCTGATGATATTTTAGCTGAAAGTGACACATCATTTCAGAGTGGCACAGTAACAATCGGGATTGATGAAGACGACGATAAAATGATGGCTGAACTTTTAGGTCATACTATTGATGAACAGGGCGAAATCACACGAAACGCAAATGACACAGCACCTTATGTAGGATTAGGCAGAATCGTAAATAAGATGGTCAACGGTGTACGCAAATATAAAGTTGAGTTTCTTTACAAGGTCAAATTTCAAGAACCATCAGCAGACGAATCAACAAAGGGTGAATCACTTGAATTTTCAACGTCTGAATTACAGGGTACAGTATCCACCCTAGCAAATGGCGACTGGTCAAAGGCTAAAACATTTGATACACAGAAAGAAGCAATTACATATCTTGAAGGGCTTTTAAAAGCTTCTAATTCAGTAAGCGAAAAAAAATAGATATAAAGAGGGTTTGAGTTGCCTTCTCATTAATTTTAGAGGGTGGTAAAATGCCACCCTTATTTTATAGGAAAAGAGGAAAATGAAATGAAAGATATTGAAAAAGTAATTAAAGTTGATGATAGAGAGTATCCAATTGTATTTAATTTAAATGTAATGGAAGCAATACAGGAAGAATATGGAACAGTTCAGAAGTGGGGAGAACTATCAGAAGGCAAAGATGGAGAGCCTAACGCAAAGGCAGTTATCTTTGGCATTACGCAAATGATTAATGAAGGTATTGACATCAGAAACGAAAAGAACGGTACAGATGTAAAACCTTTGACTTTGAAACAGGCAGGAAGGCTTATTACTCAAATTGGCATTGATGTAGCTTCAAAGCAATTACAGGATACAGTAATTGAAAGCACGCAAAGCAACGAAAAAAACGTATAATCCCTGATGTAGTAGATGATGAACCAATTGATTTCAGTTGGTTTTACTATGTCGGGCATGTCAAATTAAGATTATCACTTAAAGAAGTTGGAAGGCTTACATTAACGCTATTCAACAAATTATATGGTCATTATAAAGATGATTTTGATTTAGAAATGAGACTTAAAAACGCAAATATGACATATGCAGAAGCATATGAGAAATCACAGAAAGAAGAAGAATGGTTCTAGGGAGGTGAGACTGTATGGCAGGTTTTGGCGGTACTATCAAGCTTGAAGGCGAAAGCGAATACAGAAGAGCATTAACACAGATTACACAGAGCCTTAAGGTTGTAAGTTCTGAAATGCGTGCTACAAGCACAGGATTTGAGAGTGGTGCAAAGTCACAGAAAGACCTAGCAACTAGTGCAGAACAGCTTAAAAAGGCTTTAGAAGTTCAAAAAACAGCTTTTACAGGGCTTAAGTCGCAGTTGTCAGCAATGCAAGCAGAATATAACAAAACAGGTACGGAACACAAGAAATTAGTAGATCAGTACACAAAGGAAAAAGCAAAGCTAGACGAAATTAAGGCAAAGCACGGTGAAACATCACAGGAATACAAGAACCAACAAAAGGTAGTTGATGAATTATCAACTGAAGTCGAAAAAAGCACGAAAACCTATGAAGCACAGGGAAAAGCCCTTAATGACATGAAAATAAAGACAGCCAATGCTGAAACCACGATCAATAAAACCACTAAGTCTATTGATGAATTAGGCAATGAAGCAGAGGAAAGCGGAAAGCAGGTTAAGGAAAGTTCAGATGGCTTCACAGTCATGAAAGGAGCACTCGCAAACCTTGTTTCAAGTGGCATTCAGTCAGCTGTAAACGGATTAAAGGAATTAGGCGCTAAGCTTGTGGAAATCGGAAAGCAGTCTTATTCAGCGTATTCACAGTATGAACAGTTGGTTGGAGGAGTTGATACGCTTTTCAAGAGTTCGTCAAAACAAGTACAGGCATATGCACAGAACGCTTACAAGACAGCTGGAATCAGTGCCAACCAGTACATGGAGCAGGTCACTTCATTTAGTGCTACATTGCTTCAAGGCCTTCATGGAGACACAAAGAAAGCGGCAGAAGTTGCTGATATGGCTATTCGTGACATGGCAGATAATGCCAACAAAATGGGTACTTCAATGACGGATATTCAGAATGCCTATCAGGGTTTTGCAAAAGATAACTATACTATGCTGGATAACTTAAAACTAGGTTATGGTGGCACACAGGGAGAAATGGCAAGGCTTATTAATGATTCTGGCGTACTAGGTGACAGTATCAAAGTGAATGCTAAAACGGTCAAGGATGTTCCTTTTGACAAGATCATTGAAGCAATTCATAAGACACAGCAGGAAATAGGAATTACAGGAACTACATCAAAAGAAGCCGCTTCAACACTTGAGGGTTCAGCTAATTCAATGAAAGCGTCATGGGAAAATTTGCTTGTGGCAATTGGAACAGGTGATGAAAACACAGTAAAGAATGCCGTGAATAGTTTTGTCGGCCAGGCGAAAGTGGCTCTTAGAAATTCTTTACCAAAAATCATGGATATTCTTAAGGGAATGGCTGATCTTATCAGTTCAGCATGGAAGGAAATTCTGCCAGAACTAGAAGTGACATTCCCGGATTTAAAGCCAGTTATCGGAACTTTACAATGGATAGTTGACAATAAGGACATCATAATTGCTACAATAGCTGGCGTAACGGCGGGCATTATGGCATGGCAAGCATTCTCATTTATCTCTGGAATTGTTGGCACAATCCAACTTTTCGTTGGCGCTATACAAGCTGGAATACCAGTCATGACGGCTTTAAATGCAGTGATGAGCGCTAACCCTATCGGAATTGTTGTCGTTGCTATTGCTGGGCTTGTTACGGCTTTCACGGTATTGTGGAATACTTCTGAATCGTTCAGAAACTTCTGGATAGGATTATGGGATGGAATAAAATCTATTGTTTCTGGTGTGGTAGAGGCAATCGTTGGATTCTTCACAGAAACAATCCCTAGCGGAATTGACACAATGGTTAATTTCTTTTCTGAATTGCCTAGCAAGATAGGAGAGTTTTTAACAAATGCAATCAACGGTGTAGCTCAATTTGCTTCTAATTTGGCAGGCAAGGCATTAGAAGCAGGCTCTAACTTTCTTAATAACATTATTCAGTTCTTTAATCAGCTACCAGAAAAAATCGGCTTTTCCATTGGTTACGCTTTGGGCAGTGTTGTAAAATGGGGACAGGACTTATATGGCTTTGCAACAACTGAAATTCCTAAATTTGTAAATTCAGTTATTAAGTTTATTTCTGAATTGCCTTCTAAGATTTGGACATGGCTTGTAAATGCATATAACAACGTTGTTAAGTGGGGTTCTAACATGATCACAAAGGCAATTGACACAGGTACAAGATTTGTATCTAATATCATCAACTTTGTATCAAGCTTGCCTTCTAAGATTTGGACATGGCTTACTAACACAATTAATAAAGTATCTAATTTTGCTTCTGACATGGCAAGCAAAGGAGCAAATGGAGCTAAGAACCTAGCAAATAACATCATTAACGGAATTAAGAGCTTGCCAAATAAAGTTATGAATATTGGTAAAAATATCGTAAAAGGTATTTGGGAAGGTATCGAAGGAATGGGAAGTTGGATTAAGAAAAAGATAACAGGATTTGCAGATGGAATTGTAAAGGGCTTCAAGAGTGCATTGAAAATTCATTCACCTTCAAAAGTATTCTCTGACGAAGTCGGTAAATACATGGCACAGGGTATCGGAGTAGGCTTTGGCAATGAAATGAAGAATGTAAATGCAGACATGCAGAATGCAATTTCAACAGATTTTGATTTTGGCAAAACATCAGTAACAGGCTCTACAGTTGGAACATTCAGAGAAAATTCATTTGATTCTCTTGTGAGTGCATTCAAACAGGCATTGGCAGAAATGAAAATTGAGCTTGATGATGAAGCAATGGGTAAGTTTGTCGATAGAACAGTAACAAAGGCAATTTACCAGTAAAGGAGGCTAGAAATGAACTACATAGAATTAAATGGGAAATCTAGTCTGGACGTTCAAGGGCTGTTGGTGCAGTCCTTAGCGCCTATTACTAAGCCAAAGATAAGAACACAAGTAGAAGAAATAGATGGTCGTGACGGTGATATTGTAACCCGTTTAGGTTATAGCGCCTATGACAAAGAAATTTCTATTGGTTTATACGGTAACTATGATATTGACGAGGTAATACAATACTTTGTAGAGAATGACAAAGGAACAGTATTATTTTCTAATGAAGAAGAGAAAATTTATAAATATGAAATACTAGATCAAGTTGATTTTGAAAAACTATTAAGATTTAAGACGGCAAAAGTCAAGTTTCATGTTCAGCCTTTCAAAATGTCTAGCATAGAAGATAAAACAATAGTAAATATATCTTCTAGCAATTCGACAATTGAAGGCACAAGCGTAACATTTAACAGTTCGAGCGATAGCTCATTAAGCACACTATTGATTAATGGAATAAGCAAGCAAATTACAACACCTACAGCAAAAAGACCATGTAATATAATTTCTTTGGGTGACAATGGAGCGATTGAATTAAAAAGAACTAGCGTTAACACATTATCTTATTCAATCCCATTAAGCGATCCTTTAAGAAGTTTACCAAATGGAGTTAAAGACGCACTAGACTTAACGGGCATTCATAAAAATGTAGGTAAATATAAATTTACTGGTGTTGAAACATGGGCTGATGATAGCGCAAATGGATATGCTTATTTGATGATATCTAAGGTAACTAGCCTAAGCGACTTGAAGCCATATGGATATGTTTATTCAAATTACTTCAAAAACGGAACTTCTAGCGAAAGTGGTGTTATTTTCGTTGGTGAAAGTGCTATAGCGATAACTTACAATGAAGATATACCAAACCTAGCAACACTTAAGAAATTTTTAGCAAGTAACAATGTATATGCAATTTATGAGTTAAGCACACAAAAGAATGTATCATTTACACAAGCACAACAAACAGTAATTAATAGCATTCAAGCTAAAAAGGGTGTAAATACATTTTCTGTAAGTGGAACACCTAAGCCCACAATAAAAATAACTGTTGCAGACACAAAATCATTTATGATAAGAAACAACGGTAACACATACGCAAAACCAATGATTACAATACATGGAAGTGGTACAATAAATTTAAGTTTAAATAACTATCAAATCTTTGTAATTGAATTAGGAGACAATGAACAAATCACGATAGATACAAATTTATTGGACGCTTACAACAACGATACTAAAGAACTTATGAATAGATTAGTAACTGGAAATTACGATAATTTTAAATTGAACGTAGGTAATAACACTATTTCGTGGACTGGTTCAGTGTCATCAATAGAAATTAGCAACTATTCTAGATGGATATAAGGAGGGGTTAATAATGATTAAGTTATTTGATAAAACTGATACCTTATTTTCTTCAAATGGTGACAAAGTTATAACACCTCTAAAAGCGAAAATTCATAAGGAAGATAACGGCTCATTCTATTTAGATCTAGAAGCAAGCCTTGATTATGTTGATGATTTGACTGCAAATAGAATTATTGTGGCTAATACACCACAAGGCGAGCAAGCTTTTAGAATAACTAATGTAGAACAAACAAGAAAAAAGATAAGTGCTAAGTGTTATCATGTTTTTTATGATAGCAACAATTACTTAATCGCTGATAGCTATGTGGTTGATAAGAATTGTAATGACGCATTAGACCATTTAAATAGTGCTACGGATAATACAAGTCCTTTTACAACGCTTTCAAACGTTACAAAGATAAATTCATTCAGATGTGTTAGAAAGTCGCTTTATGAGGCAATACAGACGCTTTTAGAGCGCTGGGGTGGTCACTTAGTTAGAGACAATTACACAATTGCAATAAAAAATGAAATCGGTAAAGATAACGGCGTTGTCGTAAGATATGCTAAGAACTTGAAGGAGATCAATTGTGAATATAATTGGGACAACGTAGTGACTAAGTTAATGCCCGTTGGTAAAGATGGGCTTTTACTAGATGAAAAATATGTTTATAGTGATACTCAATACGACATACCTTATACAAAATGTGTTTCCTTTGAGCAAAACGGTATTGAAGAAGATGATTACAAGGACGAAGAAGGCAATCTAAACGAGGTTGCTTATAAGAATGCTTTAATGGACGATTTAAGAACTCAAGCACAAAACTATGTGAATGAAAACTGTAAGCCTAGCGCAAACTACAAATTAAAAGCTAACCTTGAAAAAGTCACTGATGTAGGTGACACAATCGTTGTAAAAGATGAAAGATTAGGTTTAGACATTATAACAAATGTTATTGCGTATGATTATGATTGTATATTAGAAAGATATACAGAGTTAGAGTTTGGCAACTTTAAACAAAAACTATCTAATCTAGTTGACAGTATAACAAGCAGCACACAACAAGCAATTAAAGAAAATAACAATGTCATTAAAGTAACTCTAAGTGAAGAAATTAAAGACGCTACTGATAAAATTTGGGGCGCTATGAGCGCTTCACACGTGATCTATGATGGTGACAAGATTTTAGTAGTTGATACACTGCCAAAAGAGAACGCTAAGAATGTTATTATGATTAATAGTGGTGGTATTGCTTTTTCTAACACGGGAATTAATGGGACATTTAAGAGTGCGTGGACAATTGATAATGTGCTAAATATGGAACAGATAAACGTTATCAATCTTACTGCTGACTTAATTAAGGGTGGAACGCTAAAACTAGGCGCAAATCTTAACCAGTTTGGAACGCTTGAAATTTATGACGGGGCTAACAATTTAATTGGTGTGCTTGATAAAAACGGATTGCGATTAAATGGTGTTGACGGTAGCTATGTAGTTATCAACAATGAAGTCGGCTTTGCGGGATATGACAGAAACGGCAATAAAATTTATTGGGTTTCAAAGGACGAATTTCACATGAAAAAATCAGTAGTAGAAGAAGAGATAACTTTGTGTAATAAAATGAGATTTATTCCAATTACTCTATACGACAGTGACGGCAAAATTACCAATGACGGTATAGGGTTAGTCTCTACAATGGGAGGTAATTAAAATGGCTAATAATGGTTCGTTTAATACTAATAGTTATGATGGTCGATATGTACAGTTTAATTGGAATGTAGCAAGTCAAAACGTAACTAACAACAATACCACAATAAATTGGAGCATTAGCGCCGTTGGTGGTAAATCGAGTTGGTATAAGTCAAATCCTACAAGTGTATACATAAACGGCAATAGAGTATATTATAACGGTACTAGAGTCAAACAGTATAAAGGCACTATTGCGAGTGGTTCTTATACAATCGGTCATAATTCAGAGGGTAACGCCTCTTTTAGTGCTAGCGTATCAAGTGCGATTTATAGCACGTCCGTAAACTGTAACGGTTCTGGCTCGTGGAGTCTGCCACAGATTGCAAGAGCGAGCCAGCCGTCATGTATCACACGACCTAATACTACTGAAAACATTGGTAACATTGGCGATACAATAATGATCTATATGAATAGGCATAGTAGCGCATTCACGCACACAGTTAGATATTCATTTTATGATTTAAACGGCACGATAGCAACAGGTGTAAAAGATGATTGTAAGTGGACTATACCAGATTCTTTTTATAGCAAAATGCCAAATTTAAATAGTAGTTGGGGTACTATTTACGCCGACACATACAACGGTTCGACAAAAATTGGTACTAAATCAGTAAAATTCACGTGTAATGTAGCAAACGCAAACCCTACAATTGGTAAAATCGAGTATTATGACAGCAACCAAAAAACAACCAATATAACTAAGGATAATCAAATAATCATTAGAAATAACAGCAAATTGGAATTTAAGCTAACCAACTTGAGCGCTTTAAAGTATGCCACTTTGTCAAAAGCTGAAATATTGCTTAATGGCATTACCAAAAGTGCTACATTGAGTGGGTCAAGCGTTCCTTCTAAGATAATTGATTTTGGCATTGTCAATTCATCATCTGACTTAACTGCTACAATCGTATTAACTGACAGCAGAGGTAACAAAGCGACATACACAAAAGATATAACTATTGTTGACTGGGTTCAGCCTAGCGCAATTATCAACTGCCAACGAAAAAACAACTACTATTCAACGACTGACTTAACTGTTGACGGCAACATATCAAGCATTAATGATAAGAACGTAATGAAAATCCAGTATCAGTACAAAAAAACAACTGATACAAATTACTCGACATTGAAGACAATTCAAGACAACACACAAACAAGTTTTGACATTGACAATAATTATGCATGGGATATAAGAGTTATCGTTAGTGACTTGTTAGGCTCAACAACGTATAATGTATTTGTAGATAAGGGCATACCAATTGTTTATTTTGATAGATTGTTGAGCTCTATGGGGGTTAACTGCTTTCCAAACGAGGAAAAAAGTTTATCGCTTAATGGTGAAACAGTCCTGACTCTTGATAGAGCTTTTCCAGTCGGCGCGGTTTATATTACCTTCAACAATAACAATCCAGGTAATTTTTTAGGAGGTACTTGGGTGCAATTTGGACAAGGCCGTACTTTGATTGGGCAAGGTACTGGAAATGATGGTAGTACAGAAATGTCATTTACTGCTACATCTCAAGGTGGAGAATACAGGCACGTATTATCTTTGAATGAAATGCCGTCACATGCTCACAAACCACACGGGTGGAGTATCATTACCTCTAAGGGCGCTAATACGGGATTAAGTAGCATACAATATTTAGGTGAAAACAATAGAACCGGTAACACTAACAGTTTTAGAGATGATTACGAACAAAATAGATATGGCTCATACGTTGGTAATAATGAGCCACATAATATTGTTCAACCATATCTAGTTGTTTTCTTCTGGCGAAGGATTAGCTAGTTCTATACCAATGAAAAATTGATAAATTACAATTCACTTGCAACTAAAAGAGGACTTTCAAATGGACTTAAACGAAACTATAACAATTCAATCTATCATCACAATAAGTTTAGCGGTTATCACGATACTTAACTTCTTTTCTACTCGCGGAAGAAGTGCAAAAGAAGACACTAACAAGGAGACTGAAAACCGTGTAAAGGTCAACATGAAACTAGATCAATTATGTTCACAGTCTAATGATTTGCAACTTACAGTAAGAGAAAACAAGAAAGAGTACGAAAAAATGATGGTTGAGTTAACATCTTTATCTAGTAGATACGATTCTTATTTTAAAAGGATTGATGAACACGAGACACGCATAAAAACAGTAGAGGATACTCAAGGATCACTGTGGAAACATGTTAATGATTTAGAAAAGCAAAAAGACTAGGTTTTATTGCCTAGCCTTTTCTTTGAAAAAAGTCTAACACTCGTGAGGTTGACATGAGCAGAAACAAATACTAAAATATTAAATGAAATTTAGATTTAGTAGACAATCGTTGTTTCTGCTATTTTAAAAGGATTAGTTGCTGCTGAGATCG